TTTGACAACGCTGGAAGCGATGTTTTTAAAGAAGATTGGATCAAATATGGTGTGGAACCTGAGTATGGTAGTTACTTCATTGCAATCGACTTGGCAGGATTTGAAGAAGTGGCTAAACAAGCTGCGAATGCCAAGAAAAGGCTAGATGAGAGCGCTATTGCGGTGGTCAAAGTCACTGATGATGGCAAGTGGTTTGTCAAAGAGATTGACCACGGGCGGTGGGACATTCGGGAGACTGCTGCCAAAATCCTGATGAAAATGCGCGATTACAGGCCAATTTCGGTGGGAATCGAGCGCGGGGCACTGAAAAACGCTGTTTTGCCGTATCTCAGTGACTTGATGCGGAAAAATAATGTATATTCGCACATAGTTGACCTAACGCATGGCAACAGGAAAAAGGCTGACAGGATTATCTGGAGTCTCCAAGGGCGGTTTGAGCATGGGCGAATTGTGCTGAACTCTGAAGAAGATTGGGACGCATTTACCGATCAACTCTTGATGTTTCCTGCCAATGGCGTACATGATGACCTACCCGATGCTTTGAGTTATATTGACCAACTGGCGGTCACATCTTACTTTGAGGGCGAAGAAGATGATGAGTGGGAGCCTGTAGACATCATATCGGGGGTTTAATGGCAACAGATAAGCAAGAAAAGCTGGAACAAAATGAGTTTTATGAGCCTACCGAGGCTGATAAAGAACTGACTGATTTTGTTGTTGACCATTGCAACCGCTGGCGCGACTACCGAGACACCAACTTCCTCCCCGATTGGCTTGAATACGAGCGAATATTTCGTGGCCAGTGGGCTTCTGAAGACAAAACCCGTGAATCTGAGCGTTCACGCATCGTAACCCCTGCCACCCAACAAGCTGTAGAAACTCGCCATGCCGAAATCATGGAGGCAATCTTTGGTCAAGGCGAGTTCTTTGACATTCAAGACGATATTCGGGATGTGAACAACAATCCCATCGATGTGGGCATTATCAAAGCCCAGTTAATGGAGGATTTCAAGCGGGACAAGATCAGGAAATCCATTGACCAGATTGAGTTGATGGCAGAAATCTACGGCACAGGCATTGGCGAGATCATCGTCAAGACTGAAAAACAATATGTCCCCTCTACACAGCCGATTCCAGGCCAAATTGGTCAAGCCGCTATTGGAGTTGTGGAAAAAGACCGAATTGCGGTCAAGATTTCACCTGTAAACCCAAAAAACTTCCTGTTTGACCCCAATGGCACATCCATTGATGACTGCATGGGCGTGGCAATTGAGAAATACATCTCTATCCACAAGATTGTTGAAGGTATTGAGCGTGGCATCTACCGTAAAGTAGACATTACGCCCACCTATGAAGATACCGACTTGGAACCAACCCAAGAGGTTAGTCAGTACCAGGACGAAAAGGTGCTGTTGCTGACCTATTACGGCTTGGTTCCCCGTGAATACCTGGAAAACCTCAAGGAAAACAAAGAAGTTGTCGAGTTGTTTCCTGAGAACTCAGCCGCTGAAGACTACACAGACATGGTTGAGGCCATTGTGGTGATTGCCAATGATGGTCAATTGCTCAAAGCAGAGGCAAATCCTTACATGATGAAGGATCGCCCTGTCTTGGCTTATCAAGATGATACTGTTCCTAATCGTCTTTTGGGCCGTGGCACAGTGGAAAAAGCCTTCAATATGCAAAAGGCTATTGATGCTCAGATTCGTTCACACTTAGATTCATTGGCGCTGACCACTAGCCCCATGATTGCGATGGATGCAACCCGTCTACCCCGTGGTGCTAAGTTTGAAGTCAAGCCTGGGAAAGCGATTCTCACCAATGGCGCACCTTCAGAGATTCTGTATCCATTTAAGTTTGGGCAGACTGATGGCAATAACCTAGCCACAGCCAAAGATTTTGAGCGAATGCTCCTGCAATCCACTGGAACTTTGGATTCTCAGGGCATGGTTTCGCAAGTTTCGCGTGATGGTTCTCAAGGTGGCATGTCGATGGCAGTGGCATCCATCATCAAGAAGTACAAGCGCACTTTGGTGAACTTCCAAGAGGACTTCCTGATCCCCTTCATCCAAAAGGCAGCTTTTAGGTATATGCAGTTTGACCCAGAGCGTTATCCCTCTGTGGACATGACATTCATTCCGACTGCCACCCTGGGCATCATTGCCCGTGAGTACGAACAACAGCAGTTCATTGGGTTGCTCCAAACACTTGGCCCCAATACGCCTGTGTTGCCAGTGATTCTCAAGGGCATTTTGGCTAATTCTTCTCTGACAAACCGCTATGAACTGATGGAAATGTTGGACAAGATGAGCCAACCTGATCCACAGGCACAGCAAATTGCTCAACTCCAGCAACAACTGGCGTTGCAAGCGGCCCAGGCTCAGATTGCTGTTCAAACCACACAGGCAGAGCAAAATCGTGCCGAGGCTCAGAAGTTGCAAGTTGAGACTCAGTTGATGCCGCAAGAAGTTCAGGCCAAGAATATGGCGGCAATGACCAAGAATCTGCCCAATCAAGATGATGCAGGCTCAAAAGAGTTTGATAAGCGGGTTAAGATTGCCGAACTGATGCTCAAAGAGGCTGACATTAAGAACAAGTCCAAGATTGTCGAGTTGCAAATGGCTGACAAGAAGGGCAAAATGTCGAGCGTTGAAGATGAGTTTCTCAATCGTCTTTCCAGGGAATTGACCTAAATGGACATTTCTGATCTTGAGCGTAAGTTAGGAATTGATGGAATCTCTGCTGAACAGCAGATGGAAATCATTACTGCTTTGCAACAATCTGCGGCTGAAAAGATTGCCAAGGCCAAGAGTGAGTCTATTGGTAAAGGTGCTGAACTTGTTATCCAGGGCTTAAAGAAGATCAGGTCTGACATGGAGCAAAAGTTTGCTCTGTTGAACACTGATATTCAAAGCAAAGTTTCCGCTATTCAAGATGGACGGGATGGCAAAGATGGCAAAGACGGACGAGATGGCAAACAAGGGCCAGCAGGAGCAACAGGGCCAAGAGGTCGAGATGGTGTTCCTGGGCGTGATGGAGTCGATGGTGCTAACGGCACTGGTGTTGCCTCTGCTCGCATTGATTTTGATGGTAGCCTCATTATCGTTTTTGATGATGGTCGTGAGGTTAATGCTGGTGAGGTTGTTCCTTTTGATATTGCTGAACGCATCAAAGTCATTACTAATGGTGGCGGCACTTCTCAGTATGTACTTGATACTCTCGTAAGCCTTCAAGATCAGATTGATGCCATCAGTGGTGGCTTGGTCTACAAAGGCACTTGGAACGCATCTACAAACTCTCCCACTCTTGCCTCTGGCACTGGCACTACCAACTGGTACTATGTTGTCAGCACTCCAGGCTCTACCAATCTTGATGGAATCACTGATTGGAAAGCTGGCGATTGGTTGATTTTCAATGGCACTGCTTGGCAAAAGATTGACCAAAGTTGGGCTATTGCTGGAGCCAACGACAACATCACCTCAATGACAGGAATCACTGGTGGCATTTCGTCACCTGATTTCATCCAGTTTGATACTGGCGCAACAGTTACTAATGCAGTTGGCAAACTATATTGGGATGCTACTCAAGAAACTCTTACTGTTGGATTGACTGCTGATATTGCTGCTGACATTGGGCAGACCTTGTATGCCTATGTGACCAATGCAGAGTCTGTGACCATCACAAAGGGTCAGGCTGTCTACATGTATGCGGCTCAAGGTGATCGCGTGTCGGTCAAGTTGGCCTCAAACTCTGGTGATGCCACATCTGCCAAAACCCTTGGACTTTGTGCTGAAGATATTGGTGCAAACCAAACTGGCATGGTTTTATGCCAGGGTGTTCAAGATGGTTTGAATCTGGGTGCATATTCGCCTGGAGACACTTTGTATCTTGGTGCAACAGCAGGAACGTTGACAAGTACAAAGCCGTATGCGCCTAACCACCTTGTTTATATTGGCGTTGTTGAAAGAGCCAATAATGGCAATGGTCGTTTGTATGTCAGAGTCCAAAACGGCTATGAACTAGATGAGTTGCACAATGTTTCGGCTCAGAATCCTACAAATGGACAGACTCTGATTTACAACGAGTCTACCTCATTGTGGGAAAAGCACACATTGACTGCTGGAACTGGTATCAGTGTTTCCAATGGTGCTGGTTCTATCACTGTGACCAACTCTGCGCCAGATCAAACTGTTGCGCTGACAGGTGCTGGTACAACCACAATCAGTGGCACATATCCCAATTTCACAGTCACATCTAATGATGCTTACACAGGGACAGTGACTTCTGTAGCTGGCACTTCTCCAGTGGCATCTAGTGGTGGAAATACTCCAGCGATTAGCTTGGCATCTGGATATGGAGATACTCAAAATCCCTATGCCTCCAAGACTGCCAAGTTTTTCCTGGCGGCTCCTAATGGGGCTTCTGGAGTGCCGACATTCAGGGCAATGGTTGCCAGTGATGTGCCTACACTCAATCAAAACACCACTGGTTCTGCTGGTTCAGTGGCAACAACCAACTTCTCAATTGAAGAAAGTGGTGGAAAGTTGTTGTTTAAATATGGAGCAACGACTATTGCATCAATGTCTTCAACTGGAGTCATTACATCTGCAACCAACATTGTTGCAAATGGAACACCTTAAAGGAAAGTAAATCATGGCAACCTCAGTAACGCTAAAACCAAACGCAATTGATATTTCTGGTTCAACTTCAGGAACTACGACACTTCAGGCAAGTGCGGTTGCTGGAACTACCACTTTGACGCTTCCTGCGGCTACTGACACTTTGGTTGGTAAAGCAACGACTGATACGCTGACTAATAAGACGCTAACTGGTGCGGCTATGAATGGTACTTTGGGAGCGACTACTCCAAGTACAGCTTCTGTAACCACCTTGACTACATCATCTACTGTCACTCACAGTGGCGGCACAGCCAATGGTGTGGCCTATCTTGATGGCTCAAAGGTGCTGACCACGGGTAGTGCGTTGGTGTTTGATGGTACGAATTTGGGATTGGGTGTTACGCCTAGTGCTTGGGGAAGCTCTTACAAGTCATTAGACATTGTTAGCAACGGCGGCTCGTTTGGGGCTTCTTCATACTCTCCTTTTGTATCTTGCAACGCCTATCACAATGGGACAAATTGGATTTATAAAGGCGGCACTTATGGGGCTAGCGTTTATAGTCAGTTTAACGGTGCTCATATTTGGAATATTGCAGCATCAGGTACAGCAGGTAACGCAATCACCTTCACCCAAGCAATGACGCTTGATGCTAGTGGGAATTTGGGTGTTGGTACTACAAGTCCAGATACAAAATTGAATACCGAAGGCGGTACTTTGCGCGTATCTGGCACTAGAACAGCGGGTTCATTTTTAGATATTGGGCCAGACAATACAGGTTCAAACGGCGTATCTTTAGGCGTTAGCTATTATGGTAGCGGTTCTTATGGCCCGATGAAGTTCAGCACAGGCGGCTCAGAACGCGCCCGTATCGAATCTAGCGGTAACTTTATTCAAAAAGGCGCAACAACTGCATCTGGCATTAAACCATCTGCAATTGGGAACAGTGAGGGAATAACCACTGTTAATAGCACGACATACACGGTAACTTTGGGTACAAGTGCTAAATTGTTTTGGATTTCGCTTGGCAATGGCGATGCGGCCCTCGTGTTTACAAGTTATCTGAGCAGTTCAATTACATTTTTGGGGATAACACCAACCAATATTGTTGCATCTGCAAGTCCAACATCGGCACAACTGGGGATTTCCAAAAGTGCAAATAGCCATGATATTGTGATTAAAACTGGTTCGGCATTGGCAAGTACTGCGGCTGCATGGCAAATGGGTGTTTTATCTTCTGGTGTTTCTTAAGGAATAAATCATGTTTAGAAAACATAATGATAATTTTGTTGTAAAAATGGTTGATGTATCACCTTTGATTCCTGTTGCAACAGAATTGACTGACGAACAAAAAGCAGATGAAAAACTTGTGCAATACCATTCTGAATATCAAGAGTGGATTGGGCAAGGAAATGTTCCTTTGGAACAAGACGCATGAAACAAGCCCTCATCACCCAACTGCAAGCCGATGTAGCGGCGCTTAAAGGAGCATAAACATGGCAACAATTGTTTGGAATGTGAGTCAATTGGATAGACAAACCTATGATGGTTTTGTCACCACGGCCCACTGGCAAGCAGTTGCAACAGATGGAGACTACTCTGCATCTGTCATCAATACTTGCTCATGGACAGGCGAACCCACTGTTGCCTATGATTCTTTGACTCAAGCTGATGTGTTGGCTTGGGTGTGGCAGTCTGTGGATAAAGATGCTGTAGAGGCCGCTTTGGAGGCTCAGATTGCTGAACAAAAGGCTCCTAAGATTGCAAGGGGTTTGCCCTGGGGGAATGAATGACCCCAGAACTTGACAAATACTATTCGGATCGCTTCTCGATGATGGGAAGCGATGGATGGAAAGACCTCATGGAAGATATTGACACCATGATTTCATCCTTGAATAATATATCTGTGATTCCTGATGAACAAAGCCTACAATTCAAAAAAGGCGAACTTTCTATACTTACTTGGCTGAAAACCTTAAAACAGGTCAGCGAGAGAGCATACGAGGAACTGAATGAAAAGAATGTTTGAATTTGCCTGTGCAAACGGGCATAAAACCGAGAGACTGACTGATTATGAGGCGGTCAGTTTTAGGTGTGAGTGCGGTGAAACAGCCAATCGCATTCTTAGTGCGCCAGCTTTTAGGTTGGAAGGGTGGTCTGGTTCTTTCCCAACAGCACATGGGAAGTTTGAAAAAAGCCACCTAGACAAGCTGAAATCTGAGCGCAAAGCCAACTCTTAAACAGAAATGTCGAGTTGATTCTCCTACAACCGAAACGGCAGGAAAAGGTAAAAATATGTTGATTGACAACGAACCTGAGATGAAAAGTGAGTTAGAAGCAGAGGAATCCAAGCTATCTAACACCATTGCGCCTCCAACTCAAGGACTCCCTGACAAGTACAGGGACAAAAGTCTTGAGGACATTGTTCGGATGCACCAAGAAGCTGAAAAGTTGATTGGCAAGCAAGCGCAAGAAGTGGGAGAGGTAAGGAAACTTGCTGATGAACTCATAAAGCAGAACCTCAGTTCAAAACAGCAACCTATTAAAGAGGAAGAACCTGAAGTAGATTTCTTTGAAAATCCACAGAAGGCAGTTCAAAAGACTATTGATAATCATCCTGATGTTCTCGCGGCCCGTCAAGCAGGCTTAGAGTTCAAAAAGATGCAGATTCAACAGAAGTTGGCGCAAGAGCATCCTGACTATACTCAGATTGCTCAAGATGCAGACTTTGTGAATTGGGTGAAATCTTCTCCTATTCGCATGGGCCTGTATGCAAAAGCTGATGGTGAGTTCGATTACGATAGCGCTAATGAATTGCTCTCTACTTACAAAGAGTTGCGTGGTGTCAAGTCAAAGCAGACTGAGCAAGCGGGTGAAACCGCCAGGAAGCAGAACATGAAGGCCGCACAAGTTGATGTTGGTGGAACTGGAGAGAGTTCAAAGCGGATTTACAGACGGGCTGACCTTATTCGGCTGAAAATGACCGATCCAAACCGCTACGATGCGTTGCATGATGAAATTCTTACAGCGTACGCAGAGGGGCGGGTCAAGTAACTAACTTTCGTTTCTAAGGAGAAACATCATGGCATTTCCTACCCCTGCGGTAACTACGACTACCGCCGCAACCTTCATTCCTGAGATTTGGAGTGATGAAATTGTCGCCGCATACAAGAAAAACTTGGTGCTGGCGAACCTTGTGATGAAGATGAACTTTAAGGGCAAGAAAGGTGACACCGTTCACATTCCCGCACCTTATCGTGGTTCTGCTTCTGCCAAAGCCGCTTCTACCGCAGTGACGCTGATTGCCGCCACTGAGACTGAAGTGCAAGTGTCGATCAACAAGCACTATGAATATAGCCGCTTGATTGAGGACATCGTTGAAGCCCAAGCCCTGAACAGCTTGCGTCAGTTCTATACCAATGATGCTGGTTATGCCCTGGCTAAACAAGTCGATACCGACTTGATCCAGTTGGGTCGTTCTGCCAACGGCGGTACTGCTGACAATGCTCGTTACGCTGGTGGCTACATCGGTGGCGATGGCACGACTGCCTTCGACTACTCTGCTAACACCAACACTGGTAACGCCACTGCTCTGACTGATGCCGCTATTCGCCGCACCATTCAGCGTTTGGATGACAACGACACTCCTATGGATGGTCGTTTCTTCATCATCCCCCCGTCCAGCCGTAACACGCTGATGGGTTTGGCTCGTTACACTGAGCAAGCCTTTGTGGGCGATGGCAACGCCATCCGCAATGGTGAGATCGGTAACCTGTACGGCATCCCCGTGTTCACCACCAGCAACGCTGACTCTGCCTCTGCCACTGCGACTTACCCCGCATCTGGCACTGCCATTGCCCGTGTTTGCTTGATGGGCCATCGTGACTCTATGGTTTTGGTTGAGCAAGTGGGCATCCGCTCACAAACTCAGTACAAACAAGAGTACTTGGGTACGCTGTTCACTTCGGACACCTTGTATGGCGTGAAGGCTCTCCGCACTTCCACCACTTCAACCGATCCGAACGCCGCATCCATGTTTGCCTTGGTTGTGCCTCTCTGATTGCAGTTGCCCCCTCCCTAGTGGGGGGGTCTTTTTTTAACCTGTAATTTAGGAGAACAAAATGGCTGCTGCTACCGCTGTTGTTTCTAGTCGAGACAACGATTCTTTTCGTGGATTGTTCAGTGACACATGGACAGTTACTTGCACCTTGAACTCTGCATCTGTTTCAGATCAAGCTGCTGCAACTGATACTGTGACTGTCCCTGGCGTTGTCCTGGGCGACATGGTGATTGGTATGTCTGCTGGTGTAAGTGAGGCGGGTTTGGTTCGCCGCGCTTATGTCTCTGCTACTGACACTGTGACCATTGCCACTACCAACACAACTGGTGGTGCTGTTGACCTAGCGTCAAGCACTGTCAAGTTGGTAATTGCTCGTATGGTCTAAAGATTGGGGGGTTCGCCCCCCCTTTCTTTGTTTTGGAGAAATAAATGGCAACTTTTCGCTGTCTTCAGTCTGGTAATACAGTCAGTTTCACCTTGCAACATGACATTGACTC